ATAGTATGCCACATCAAAACTATCAGGGTCTTGTATCTCATCTTGCCATTCGTCAAAATATCTTTTTTCTGCCATAGAATTATTAGAACACATAAATGTTAATGTAGTATCAATATATGAAGAATTGTATGGGATTTTTCTAACTGGACCATATATTTGTTGTGAATTAGTTGTGTGTGACCTGCCTGGTAATTCTGCACTTTCACAACGAAATGACATTATTCTATCCGTCTCAACATTGTTATTCATCGAGGCGCCTCTGCGTATACGAGCAACGTATCTATTGACAGGTACTGGTTCAAAAGTAGAACGAAAATTTGTTATGCTTTGTGGTGTCATTATATCATACTCCTACTATCTCCCCAAACAACGAGTTTACTTTCTTTTTTGAATCGTTCTGTAGGTAGAAAAAGTGCAAGTTCTCTTTCGTCATCATCTATTGCTACTACTTTAGAACTGATGTGTTTATACAAATATCTTTTGACTGTTGGTTTTACTTCTTTGATTCTTGATAATGCTTTCCAATTTATACCTTTTGATTTATCAATTTCATCCATTAGTTTTGCCCTTAATAAAGGAGGTAAATAATGAAAATTGCACCCAATGAAACCATTTGGTTTAAAATCAAATACTAGAACAAGTGGAAATCTATCATAATATTTTAATTCTTTTTTGTATTTTGGGTCATAAAAATATGCGAACATAGAACCTGGACCAATACTTTTTTTGCTTGTTTTTCTTGATTTAGCATAGAATTCATCAGCAGTATCTACTTGTGTAAATTTATTTCTAAGTTCCGATTTTAATGCTCTGGCCCTTCTTTGAAACCAATCTCTTGCGTTTCTAGTTTTCATTACTCCTTGATTTTTGTTGAGCGCATCTTTGAGTTTTTCAAGAAACGTCTTTTCTCTTTCAGCCATACTATTATTTATGGTTAAACAAATGGTCTTCTGTTAAAATTTGAAATTTCCAGCCTCGGTCTTTACAATATTCTTCGGCTGCCTTCCATTTTGCTTCATTTACTCCATAAATGTAAACTTCTTTTAAATATTTTTTAGTTGCTTTGGTTTTCTTTTTTGGAATTTGTGTCTGGGCTTTCGGTTTTACTTCAATTAGTCTGGCTTCTTTAATATCTTTTGAATTTTTAAGTTGAATCCAAAAATCTGGAAAATACCTATGAATTTTTTTATCAATAGGAGAACGATAAGGTATTATAATTTCTTCACTTGACCATTTTAAAATATTTGGATTGTTGTCACAATATACCATAAATTTTCGTTCCCACAATGAACGATATGTTACTTTTGTGGGATTACCTTTATATTTTGATAAATTTTTGATTTTATATAAACCTTTGTATGCCATACTAAATATTATGTATAATAGGAGAAAAATGGCTAATCCAGTTGATGTTTATGTTAATGCAAATTCGAAAAATATACATAATTATAGATTTCCTTCCACCCTTGGTTCTATTGGAGGAGATAAGTTTACATTTTTTCTTGTAAAAGAAATTTTGCAAGGAGGGGAATTAAGTACTACAGGCACTATTGCATTACCTATGCCAACTAATTTAGTTGATGATTATAAAGTTGAATATGTTGATGCTGAATTAGGTCCGATAGGCGCAACGGCTGTTGGTATGGGAACACATATTGCAAATGGGTTTTCCGCGGAAAATATGGGTAATGCGCTAAAGAATGGATTAAAGACTGTTAATAAAAATATGCTTTCTCAGGTAGTCGCTAAAAAGGCATTAGAAATGGTTCCTGGTTTATCAACAGGAGATGCTAAAACGACTGCAGGTCAAATAGTCACCTCAGCAACAAATCGAGCAGTAAATCCTTATGCGACTGGAGTATTTAAAAGTATAGGTTTTAAAACTTTTAATTTTACATTTAAATTATATCCTTTGAATGTAAGTGATACAAATGCTATGAAACAGGTGATTAATTATTTCAAGGCTTCTATGTTACCTGAAGATGAAGTTATTAAACATACTGGACGTGGGCATGGACACGATGATTTTACATATGAACAAAAAACAGGATTACAAAAATTACCTCATCGTTTTAATATATCATTTCGCGATGGCTCTCCCAGCCACCATGGCGGCCGAACATATTATATGTTTAAAATTGAAGATGCGGCAATGACATCATTTTCAGTTGATTATGAATCGGAAGGAGGACCTTCTTTTTTTAAAGGTACAAATGCTCCAACAAATGCTACTTTAAATATGACATTACAAGAATCTAAAATACATACACGAGAAAGAGATATTTCTATGTATGATATTCGATAGGAGATATACTTGGGCCCAGAAAAAGCAACAAGAGCTTTAGGAATAAATGCTGGTGGTTTACATAAATTTCCAGCAGGTGTTGGAAATGATAAAGATGGTTTACAACATTTTATGTTGATTACTGAATATAAATGGAAACACAATACGCAACGTCATGCTGATGCATTAACTGATTTTTCCGATACTTATGAAAAAGAAAGATTTTTTGAATCTACTAATGCTTTTGCATTTTATTTGCCAAAAGGTTCTTTGAAAACACAATATTCTGCTACACATGGTCCTGTTGAGTTTGGGTTTTTTGGTGCATTATTGAATTCTGAATCATCAGATATTTTAAACAGACTGCAAGCACAACTTCCAGATATCGTTGCTAGTGACCAGAATGTGTTTTCGAAAGCCTACGATTTTTGGAAAACTATTGGTAATGTTGGAATAGATGAACTTAGACCTAATATTGATAAATACGATTATAAAACAAAATTTGGTTTTAATATTGGTGAAGCAGTTGGAGGAATAGTTATGGGGAAAGATAAATCATCTGCGGTAGCATCATTATCTATGAGAAAGTCAGGAAATCCATATACTACTCTTGTATTTTCTGGAGTAAAAGAACGAAGACAGCATGCTTTTAGTTTTGATTTTTTGCCTAGAAACGCTGTGGAATCATACCAAATCACTGAAATTATAAAAAAATTAAAGAGAGGCATGTTACCAGGATTGAAAAGGTCAGGCGATAAAAAAAACAAGACAATAACATTCGAGAAAAATATATTGGGAAGTAAGGCAGGACAAAACTATTCCGGTCCGGAGTTTGCCGATGAGGCATATAAACCTATTAAAAAAACGATATCTACAGGCTCGTCAACAGGTAATATATTATCCTCTGCATTTTTCGATTATCCAAATGTTTATAAAATAGGAATATACAAACGAGACGGAAATAAGAACCAATATCTTCATCAAATAGGTCAATCTTCTATGTTAAATTTAAAAGTCACATATGGGAACGAAGGAGGGTCTCAATCTTTTTTTAAAGATACAGGTGCACCGACTCGTATAAAATTAGATTTAACATTTAAAGAAAATTTTGGTTTAACTAGAAATTTTGTAAAGCAGTTAGAGGGAGCATAATGTCCGAATATTTTACGAATTTGCCATTAATTAAATATGATATTAATAAAACTAAACCTTCTAATACTTCAGTTGTAGTTGACATTTTTCGTAGAAATTTTATACGAGAAAAAATTTTGAAGGATATATTTACATATTATCCGTATTATATTCAATCAGGAGAACGTCCGGACACTTTAGCAGACCAATATTATGGGTCGGTGGATTACATGTGGTTGATATTTTATGCAAATGATATTTTTGATGTGTATTATGAATGGCCATTGTTTGGTCCAGATTTTCAAAATTTTATTATAAAAAAATATGGTTCTATAACATCTGCTACTACTACAGTTCACCATTATGAACAGATATTAAGGTCTGAAATTCCGGCGACCGCAGATATTCCAAAAATATCAGAAAAAACAATTCATGTAGATTTAACTACTTATAATGATTTATCTGCATCAGCAAAAAGGTCTATAACTCAATATGATTATGAAATAATTGAGAATGACAAGAAACGGTCTATAGTATTGATAGAAGATGTTTATGCTAAACAAATTTTAGAAGAATCGAGAAAGATGTATAATGGGTGATAATAGACAAATTGGTGATAAAAATTTAAGTGTTATAATTTCTAATTATTTGGACCAAAAAATAGCATTAGATTCTAGTGCAATTATTGATGTAATAATACACGAATCATTATATGATAATACTACTCATGGAGAAATTACAGTTCTTGATATTGGAGGATTTGAAGAAAGAATTCCAATTATTGGGCAAGAAAGAATTCAGATAAAATTTGGTGCAAAATCTAATAAACTATTAGCGCATCAAGTAAAGGAATTTGTAATTTATAATATGTCTCCAAAATTGATTGATGAAGGTAAACGACAAGCATATGTATTATATTTTATATCAGAGGAATATATTGCAAATTTAAAATTTAAAGTATCTAGGTCATATAAATCGGAATTTGCTCAAGATATAGTTTCAAATATCTATAATGAATTTATCAGCAATGAAGTTAAATTTCCAAAGCATATACATGCTGATGGGTTAACAGATTTAGATTCTTCTGTATACAGAATGCATTTGGTGATGGCACAATTTAGACCTTTTGAGTGTATAAATCTAGTCGCAAAGAGGTCTGTACCTGCGAGAGGATTGGGCAAATTTGTTTTTTATGAAAATAAAGATGGATATAATTTTAAAAGTATAGAAAGTTTATTAAATCCTAAATCTTCTATACAGGATATGGATAGAACTGAAGAGGCGCTTACTCAAATTTCAGAAATTACTGAAGAAGAAAATGCTGTAACGGCAACATATGTTTTGATGCCTGCTAATGCGTTGTCTGAAACAGGCGTATTTGAAATGTCAGGAGATGAGACTATTATAACATCGTTTAAATTTGAATCTACTTTCAATGTTATGGCTAATATTATAGGAGGCATGTATTCTTCAAGACTTATGACATATGACCCTGTTACACAAAGGATTGGAGCTTTGAATGATCAGGGCGCAACGGTTTCTACAAAAGGCAGTGAATTGGCATCTAGAGAATCGAATGTTAAATCTGAATTTTATGATTTTGATTATAGTTCACGATTTGGTCAATTTACTCATGTGAAAGGAGCGACAAATCCATTATGTTCCCCAACACATACAGGAATAGGTTATCCTAATTCAAATTATAAATTTATGACAACAAATTTTGAACATAACAGCAGGAAACAGCTATCATTATTGACTAATCGAATGGCTGGACAATTTGAAGTTGATAATCAAGTTGAACGTTGGTTGTTGCCAAATATGTCTCAAAACAGACAATTAAAAAATATTGTTCTTTCTGTGAGAGTTGCAGGAGACCATTCAAGAACCGTTGGAGAACTTGTTCATATTGACATGCCATCTTCTTATTTCCAAGGAGAAAAACACAAATATTATGCTGGAAATTATTTAATTACGGATTTATCTCATAAAATTATTGGGGACAATTATTATATGGATATGAAATTATGTAAGGACGCTTTATCGGCAAAACTTATAGATTTAAAAAATGACAACTTAGCAGATACTGTGTCTTCTGAACAATCTACTCCGTCCCCAATTAATGAAGATTCGGAACGAGATATCAATGACAACACATGGACATAGATGAAAAAGCCTAATTTTCAAAGTGCCTATAGAGGCGGAGGATTATAAACATGCTTAATTATACACAATTCAAGACAGCCGTACCTTTAGAAGAAAAACTAATTGTTTATAATGGAGGTAAAAAATATGGACAAGTAGTTTTTCTTGCAGGAGGTGCAGGGTCAGGAAAAGGATTTGCATCTGGAAAATTCATGCAAAAAGAATTATTTAAAGTTAGAGACCAAGATGAGTGGAAAAAAACATTTTTAAAACTGGCATCAAAAACAAGAAAATATCCTGAACTTAGAAATTTAAAGCTGACATCTCCTGATGATGTTTTCAAACTTCACTTGTTTGTAAAAAAATTGGGAATAAAAGGCAGGTCGTTGCAATTACTGCTCAAAGATGTTCGTCCTGATATATTGCCAAACATTATGTTTGATATTACATTTAAAGATGCAGAAGAGATTAATGAAGCAATGCCTTTACTTTTAAAAGTGGGATATAATCCTAGAGATATTCATATTACTTGGGTCTTAACAAATTATCATATTGCAGTTAAACAAAATAAAGAACGTAGCAGAGTTGTACCAGATGATATTATGATTACGACTCATACAGGTGCCGCAATATCAATGTTTGATGTAATTAAAGGAAATATTCCAAAAGGTGTTGATGGCCAAGTGAATATTATATTGAATAACCGAGATAATACGATAAAATTTGCTGATAGTCCAAATGCAGATCCTGACAAAAAAATTGAAAATGTATTAGATTTTGAATATTTTAGGCTCAAGCAAGAAGGTAAGCCTATTGATACTACTGAAAAAGCCTTAGAAAAAGTTATGACCTGGGTAAAGAGTAATATACCCAGAAATGTAAATCTTATTGATTTGTTTAAATCAAAAGAAGGTATCATTTTAAACAATCCAACTCAACAAAGTAAAACTAGGTCAGACCTGGAAAAATTTGGGGTTGGTAAAAGAATAAAACAAAGACTTAGTGCATAATGGAAAATATTTCTCAAGCCATAAATACGTTTGATTCTCAACATTTCATGGGCAAAAATGGTTTTGTCTGGTGGTATGGTGTTGTAGAGGACCGAAAGGACCCTTTATATCTTGGTCGTGTAAAAGTACGAGTCATTGGTTGGCATACTGATGATAAAACAGAGGGCAAAGGAATACCTACCGAAAATTTACCTTGGGCTGATGTTATATCACCAATTAATTCTGCATCTATATCTGGTATCGGAACAAGTCCTACTGGAATGGTTCCAGGTACACATGTATTTGGATTTTTTAGAGATGGTGTAGAAGCACAAGAGCCTGTAGTAATTGGCACATCTGGAGGAATACCAGAAAGATTTTCGAATTCAGATGTAGGATTTTTTGACCCAAGAACTCCAGAGGAGCGAGAACACGACCCTTATCCTCCTTTATTCATTCAAAGAGACAAGAGTTCACATAAAGGCACTATTAAAGAGCATCCAAAAACTTTTTCAAGTGGCTATGTAGATAATTTGGAATGGGGGACGTTTGAAGGCGATAGCAAATGGGCGGATAAAGAATATTCAATTTTTATTAGGAGAGATGATAAAGCAAAAAAAAGTCTAATCGAAATAAAAGATAAAGAGGGAAAGGTACTGAATAGTACAATAAGCTATGCTCCTCATCCTGATGAAAATAGAACACGTTTTGATGCAACTGGTAATTTATTATGGAGTCTTCCTAGTACAAATATTTTAGCGTCATCACTATCACAGAGGGAAGACCATTTACCCATGCGGCCTAGTCCTGTTGCAACTATCTGGTTACGTACTCATAGAATGAATGCTCAATTATTAGAGTATTCGCAAAGATTGCATTCGGATATTCGTACTTCAAACTCCTACATTAAATGGGAACAACCTGGTTCTATGGCTACAGATGGTGAACCTGTTTATCCATTCAATCACGTAAATTATACTGAAAGTGGGCACGCATTTGAAATGGATGATACACCAGGAAAAGAGAGAATTAGATTGTTGCATCGTTCAACATCATATATCGAATTTTTATCTACTGGTGATAGAGTGGATAATACAATAGGTGAAAAATTTGATATGGTTGATTCAAATATTAGGACACACGCTTTAGGTAGTTCTTTTATGAATGTTGGGGGATACCATGATTTATATGTTGGAGGTGTAGGAACATCATCACAAAGGGCATATAATGTAAAAGTTGCAAGTGGTAGTGCTAATATAGAGACGGAAGCGGGGGATAATAATATTATAGCATCAGGACAAATAAACCTAAGAGGAACGGATGTGATATTTACTTCTGGGACTTCAAAATCAAAGTCTAATAGAACATTTAATTTAAATGGTTATAATTTGAAGGGCGAAGATATGGGAGAGTG